GTGTAAGCCTCCTGCATCCTGGCTGATACTGGGATACCGGCCACAAAAATAGCCGGGGGAATATATGCCTGAGCCTGGGTGTATAATTGACTTTTACGCAGAGCAAAAGCTGCTGCACTACCAAGGGCATTTAACCTGATAGCCTGTCTAGTTAGGACAGAAACAATATTTCCACCCACTAAACTATTTGATATTAATTGCAGTCTATCAGTTAAGGCCACGGTATTCTCCTATTATTAATTTGAAACCGGGGCAAGACCCCCAGGGAATAACTGGTGTAATGCAGTTTCCATTTTCCTACTCGTTTCTGCAGCTATACCCATAGCATTATCCCCCTGAATATGAAATTCCTGCTTAATCTCAACTTTTTGTTGCCATTCCTTCATTTCAGATCCAGTAGACTTTTGTCGATCTATACCAACTTCAGCCGGGGGCATACCCACTCCTTGTTGCAGTGCTGGGGGTATAGGAGCTTGCGTATTGTTAAACTTTTGCGCATCTTGTACAAGTCCAGTTCCAAAAGTAGAAACCTTAACAGCAATTTCATTCATAACTGATTGGGTTAGAGGTGACATATCTGATCCAGTTCCAAACCCCAAGAAGGACATGCCACCCTCTACTTTATCAAGCACCCAACTCAGAGCCCCGCCCATCATCTTTAACCCCTCCCAAAGTAAGCGTACGCTCTTTGTCACGGCGTCTATGCTTATGACTACTACGCCCTTAATGACACTGGCAAAACTTTTTAATATATCAGTTATGGCCGGAAATTTCTTACTGAATTGAGTATACATCTTATCAACCCAGATAATTAATTTCCCTATTTCTGAACTCCCACCCCGTAAATAGGTCAGAAAGTCCTCAAACACAAGAGCAGCTGCCAGTATTGCGGCCGCAATGGCCGCAAATTTAACAGTCATTAATGCCAGCACACCCGCTAAAGCCGTCAGCGTTGCAAAAACCACAGCAGAAATAGTGTGAGCGTCTGTAAGAGCCTGGATAAATTTACTGGCCTGCGGTAAATAGTATTCAACCTCCTCCCTAACTGATCTAATCACTTGACCAAAACGACCAAAACCATCTACAACGCCGTCAATAAAATTTTTAAGACCTAATTGGATAAACTCTTTATTGAGCCTCAACCAATCAGAAAAGTCACCAACAAGGGCTTGTAGGGCAGGGCCAGCCGCACTTGAAGCCTCTTGCCCCAAATAGGTCAGGATACGCCGGGCCATTGCTAATTGGATAACAAACTCACGTGCATCTTTTAATTGCTGGGGTCCTACAATTGTAGGAATATTCTTAGCCTGTTGGACCAGGCGTTCAATTTCTCCCCGTCCCTGCTGAAGTAAGAGGATTGTGTCATTACTAAGGCCGATACGACTTGCCCACTGAATTTGCTGAATTGTAGACATACCCTTAAGTCTATCCGCAATATCCAGCAAAACCTCATCAGCAGTTTTGGCCTCTCCACTGGCTTTTCTCAAGTTTATCCCGAGCATAAACAGAGCATGGTTAAACTCACCCGGAATAGGGCTTGACATCCCTTTGGTCAAGGACATTAAATCACTAGTCAGGCTATCTGCACTACCTCCTGCCTGTTCTACCGCAAACTGAAGACCCTGAAGACTGGTGGTTGAGATACCTGTTAATTGATGAAATTTGTCAAGTTCTGCTGCAGCCTGACTTGCACGCTCAACAAAATAAGCAACACTACCAGCAGCTGCTACAAGGGCAGCTCCGGCCCAGCCCGCAAACCGGGTAACACCATCAAGTCCGGCATTAAACTTCTGGACTTTTGCAGCCACTCCAGAAGCAATATCCAGGCCTAATATAGTTACAAGTTCATCAATAACAGTAGGCATTACATAATTCCTTCAATATCTCTGGGGTTGATCTTCATTTCAACTGCCATTTTCATTAGCAACTTTGCAATAGCGTCTACCTTATCCTTTACACACGCTATATCCTTTTTGACATCAGCTACTTCCTGGGCAAGAGTTTCTTCCTCAGTTTCTCTTCCCTGCTGACATAGTGCCTGTTGAATTCCACACTTTTTCTCAGTCATGTAATCTGATGTCCTCAGTCGTTGAAAGAAAATCTTAACAAGCTCATTTACTACACTGAGCCCTACAATACCACCTAATAGCATGATTGCTGTTGCAACATCTATTGTCATCTACCACCCCCTTGTCTTGTTCGCGTTTGAGCCTGAGCCTGAGCCTGAACCTGAACCTGAACTTGCGCTTGCGCTTGTTCATAACTTCGGTACTCCAGCCAATCTTTAAGGTTAAGGCTCCGATGCATTTCCATAAGGTCAATAACGCTCATATTATTTAATTCAATCCAAGAGCATAAACCTGCCCAGACAGGCCGCCCACACCACCAGTCTATTTCCCACCCTGAAGGGATCGGGATACCATCACCGCCTGGGCTGTCTTGTCCTTGACAGTCTGGGCGAAGGCTCCCAATTGCGGAAAAAAATCACGGATGCACTCCCAGAGCACCCAGATACTGACTGGGTAGACATCCCCACGGTGGTTCATAAAATGACGCTCAAAATCAGCCTCAGTACAAAGGGTTTGCCCCCCACAGGTTAATTTTGAGGACGTGACGGCTTCCATGAACAGGGCATCAACTTTATCAGGATCAACTTTATCCAGAACAGACCCAAAATCATCTAGGGAAAGTCGGAGCTTATCCCACCCAGCGTTTTCAACATCTGTACCAAGGGATTTTACCATCGGAATGAGTGTACCAAGAACAGGCCCAATCAATACAGACACCCTCGTACACAAACGCATTGCTGGCCTAACCGGGGGCACCAGCATAGTATATACCCGGTCATCAACTGCTTTTTCCCGTTTTTCCATTTTGTTTCGCTTCTCCGCAGTTTTTAGTTAAGGGGGTAGTACCCTATAGGATAGGGGCTAAAAGCCCGGCTCCGTTTAAAACAAGTGGGTTCTCGACAGTATTAAAGTAGTGCGCCTACAAAGCCGCCCACTACGGACTCTATAGCACTGGTATCCAATTGAATTTCAAGGCATTCAAACACAAACTGCCTGCCCTGCATAGTCGGCCCGCCAGATTGAAATTGGGGGGTATCACCAAAGGCACAACCAGCACCCTTAATTACCTCCTCAACTCCTGTCATGAGTACAATACTGAACATACGGGGGTTAACCCTTTGCGCATCCCGAATTGAGTATAAAACCCCAAGAGCCGGACTTGTGGGCAGGAGGTTAACTGTAATAGTACCACCCTGGGCAGTACTCAAATTCATTGACGGGCCATCTCCGCCCTGGGTTCTTGCCGCTGCATTACCATCGACTTTCATCTGAAGCCAATCCCCATCAGCAAAGCCACTGATTGGTACGCCGTCAATAATGAGAGTGTGTCTATTCTGTGCATAAAGATTTAATCGCATTTGTTATTATCCTCCTTTATTTAATTACCTGATTATGATTAATACGGATAGGAGATCTTTTTCCATTATCATTAGGTTGATCCGGCATTACTGTCAAAACTCCATCCATAAAAGAAAAAGTAACCACCCCTGTCATTATATGCCCATCAGGAGCTAACCATTTTACCTTATCCCCCTTTTCATACCAAGCATTTTCAACCTTTATTTTTAATGCTGACATACGACTATTAATATACTGAAGAGCTATATTCTGCCCTTTTTGAAAACGCATTATAAACCTCCCTTGAATTCAAATTTTTATACTTTATTTATCACCAGGATTCACCTTGGAAATGTCTTTTCCACATCCGCAGGAACTGCTCTTTTGAAATATTACCTTTAAAAGACGTGGAATCTTTCAGATATAATTGATATGCCTCATCAATCTTTCCCTCATCAATGAGTTTATTAATAGCATTAACAGGCATATCATTTGATATTTTTACCCCGGCCTGTGCCAAGGTGTTCATTACCTCAGCCTGTGCCTTAACTACGCCATTTTGAAAGCATTGACTAGTCATTAGGGCACAATCTCCACGTTGATTGCAATTGAATGAATAGCCCCAGCCTCTTGGCAAATCATCTCAATAGGGGGACCGATACGACTTGCCCGGTCAGCAGCCGACATGAGTGCAATACTTGTGGGCAATACCTGTACAGCCGGGGTAATGATAGTGCCTGATTTACGAGTAGTGTCAAGCTCCTCCCGGTCAGCAAAGGTGCCATTATAAGTGTACTGATATCCAGTATCAGTACAGGCATCAGCAATCATCATCTGACCACGCCGGGTATACGGCACCTTTTTATTACGCAGGAAAACATTGAAGACATTAACGCTTAAGTCCTCAACAAAGTTATCCAAATTGATAACAGTATCCAGGAACCAACCACTTGATTCAGCCTCACCCTCACGGAAAGTCCGGGCATCATTACCAATTGCAGTATAGGTATTGTAGCCCTTACTCTGGAGGATAGTCCATTCAGTTTCAGTCAGCTGAACTGTAGCGATACCCGGCAGGGTCTTGAACTTAGCTGTTACCGTACTATCCTGAAGCTGGTAATTGACATGCAGCATATAGGCCAGGATAGATACATCAGGATAGGCCTGAGCATCATCATGGTAAATGGCAACTGTCCGGCGATTGCCCTCAGCATTAACCACACTACCAAGGTCAAGGTCATATGAGGCACTTAACGCCGTAACATCGTTTGTAACCAGAGCAGTAACAGCAGTCCGAGCCAGTACCCATGTTGCAACAGCGGTTTGATACGCTACATCACGCAGACTGGCACCCAAAGCCCAGGCATAAATATACTCATCAATCTGATTTGCCGCATTCGCAATACTGGCAAGTTCATCAGCAATACCCGTGGGGGTATACCCATTCATTGCCTGTCCACCACTTGCCAGAGTAAGGTTAAGCAAAGCACTAACATCAGTTCCAGTACCCTGATCTGTTGCATACGTAATACTCACGTAATCCCCTGTAGCAGTGGTGCGAAACTCAAGAATTTCATCCCCACCTGGTAGGGTCCGAACTGTACAGGCAAGGCCGGCATCAGTAGCAGCGTCAAGAATGGCTGCAATCTCAGCGATGGTTGTAACGCCATCAAAATCCAAACCAGTCATTTCAAGACTTACGGCACTGCCACTACCACTGTCCTCAGTGTCCGGGTTATAGACAATAAGCAGGGTGCCATCCGATATAAGCTCAAGAGCTGTAATATCAGCGGCAGTAAGTTCTGCACTTACAAGCAAAGCGGGCTGGGGATCAAGAAACACTTCCCCCAGAGCCATCTGTACAGACCGGGGGGTCTGGCTGAAAAACGCACTGGCCGCATAATGTGCCTCTGTACCAACAGCAAAATCATTCTCAACAGCCTCAATAGTAGAATAAAATCTGATCCGATTTTCATTGGGCAAAAATCCCAAATCCTCACATGCGACACAAAGCCGGGTTAAATTAGTCCTGGTCTCAGTCTGGGGTCTACTCAAACTGATAGTCACGTCCAGGCTGCGCGGTAAACTCTGATCTGCAGTTACATAGGGCATTGTTGTTCCTCCACTTTAATTTTCAGTGTTTTCAACTTCAACTTCAATCTCTGTTTCCTGGCCGTCTATCTGGACGTGGACAACGTTGATTGTTTGGGTATCAATATCAAAAATATTAACATCATCAAGGGGCAATGGCAGAGCAATATTAGCATAGACATTGAACTTAACCAATGCCCTGCCCTCTATATCCTGCCGAAAGGCCATACTTAAATCAACCAAGTCCAAGCCCCCAACGAGACCACATATTTGCCATAAATCCCACACCCGTTCCTCAAGTCTAAGTGCGAGCATAAAACGTGTTGCAGCCTCAAGTGCCTTATTATTTGCAGCATCCCTAAAAAACTCAACAGTAACACGGATAAGACGTGTACCCCAAGGACGCTCTTGAAACCATTCCCCAGTTTCTAACGCCTCATCGAGTTCAACAGTTTCAACAACTTCGTTTTCAATACCCTGGCCCTCAACTAATTGAATAAGAGCGTATGGACTTGGTGGAATTGCCTGAAGTCCAGCCTTTTTCCACCAACTACGACCAGTTGAGGATAGGATAATTGCTCCAATAGCTGTATATAATGCCCCAATACTTGTTCCCCGGCTACTCATTGGCTTATCCTTGATTTACGTATCGGCTGGCGCGGTAAACCCGAACCCCAACCTGGGCATTCCAGTCAGCAATGCCTGAAATAAAATAGGGCACCCCGCTATAGGTAAAAACGCTCTGTTTCCGAGTTTCACCCGTAACATACATATCACTCATATACAGGACCTCCCTACTTACTACCAACAGATCACCATCAGAAACACTACCACCGAAAATCCTTTCAAGTTCCTTACTACCACTAGGATCAATCGCAAGAGCTACGTCAGCTCGAACAGCATTAACAGCTTTCCTGTCCTCCCCATCAACAGTAGTATATACATAGTCCGTAATGGCATAACCCGTAGTGAAGAAATCAAGAGCCAGGGCTGCAATATCCAGGGGTAATATACTCATTTCATTTTCTCCTCTTTGGTCGTACTACCCATGTTACACTGTCTTTCATCCGCCCGGTATCAATAAGGGGGTTGCTACTACCCTTTGCCTCAATTGTAGCCGGAGCATTTGGGGGTGTATCCAACTCAATAATTGCTTCCCGAATTGCTTCCTGAGCAGTCATACCGGCAGCATTTTGCAGGCCTATAACTTTTTTCTCATCAGCCATACCCGGTTGTTGAGTATTTGCCAGCTGTCCAATTTTTGCCATTATAGCCTTTGTTCCAGACCGTATACCCTTTTGCGCTAGGGTCATAAAATCACGCTGGGGGATTGTGGACGTGCCATAACAGTTTGCAATAGCAACGTCCAATACCTGTTCTCCATCAGGATAGGCTTCAGTTATGCCCTTAGGAAAGCCCACAGCAATTTCCTGCTCAGTTAAGGACTTCCAACGTTTAAGCACATTCCCTACTGCCTTGGGATTTTTACGCTTTGTGACTACTGACATTGGGCCTTATCCGGAAACGCTTGCATACACACATTAATTGCGTCAAGCAAATCACCCATATCTCGAAGTTACTGAAAAGAAGCATCACCACCAAAGAACTGAAACATCGACTGGTTGAACTCACCCCATATAGGGGAATCAAATGAACCAAGCAACTCCTTCAGATCTTGACACAGTGCTTCAGCTGAACCTCCAGCCATATCAGCGGCAAAGCCTAGTCTACTCATTTCGAAACCCCTTCCAATTTATTTATTGCAATATTAAAAATCACTTGATAACTGCGCATGTTCTTCTGCAAGTTTCCTTGTTTTAAACTTTTTTAATTCACCATGCCCTTTTGCAAACCAAAAACCACCATCTGGCCCAATCCCTTCAATAATAGCATACCCACCAATCCTAGTAACAATGCTTCCGTATACATTCAACACCGGATAAGCGTTCATTATTTCAGACTGGGCTTTAGCTCTGCCATTTTCAAAATGTGTTTTCATTTCTTTTCCTCCTGTGTATGTTTGTTGATTGGGATAATCTTTTAAGTTCAAACTACGGTGTATTTCAATTAAATCAATAACTGTGACCGTGTATTAAATTGTTTACTTATATTATGTTTATCTCGGAGCTTTTTCCCCTCGTATTACTTTATATACATAATCTAGCTCCCTGTGATCTGCCCCTGGAAAATTACTTTTCGTCTTTTGAAGCAGTCCGCTATTCCACATCGTATCAAAATCTTTTTTTTGTTTTTATATTTTTTGATTCAATTCTTACAAACTCTTCAATAGTTTGATTAATTAAACTGCCTAGCTTTTCACGCATTTTTTCATAATGTGAAAGAACAGCATTTATTACTTTATACTTACTCATTATTTCAGACTGAGCTTTAGCCCGACCATTTTCAAAGTATGTCTTCATTTCTTTTCCTCCTGTGTGTATGTTTGTTGATTAAGATAATCTTTTAAGTTCAAACTACGGTGCATTTCAATTAAATCAATAACTGTGAGACTGACCTTTAAATCCATCCAATTACACATCCCAGCCCAAACCGGCCTGCTTATCCACCACTCTTCATTCCAGGTACCTGGAATGAAGAAATACAATCCTTCGGGCCTGAGTAAATGAATGAAACCAATCTCCACGCCGGGGTTTACCCGGACGCCAGGCAGCAATATATTGAGCCCAGGCGCCATCTATATCATCCCTGCCTGGCAGAGGCTGGGGTAAGGTCCAGAGTAGTAGCCGGGCAAATATAAAAGCAAGAATATCATTATGTTCAATAGCCCTCATTATAGTCCCAACATCTGAAACACAATAATCCATTAGGGCCAAAGCCTTTTGGACGTGTTGCTGACTAGCAGGGTGCTGGAGTACAGACTTTACCCCATTTACCTCAAATTGCCAAAAACTCCGTGCTGGGCCATTCCCCATTTGCCTTCTCCGGGTAAATCCGCTTTCCTGGTACCCAATGGCAAGAACCATATGTACTGCCGGCGCAGTGTTCATAACTGCTGGTAATAATGTCAAGGCCGGGGCTATCAGTATTTCAGGGTTCATACTACCTCCCAAGGACTTGGGGCAGGGAAACGCTGGGCCATCCAGTCCTTAATTGCATAGGTAAGACCTGTATTGTTGTGATTGAAAAAAGTACAGCCTGCAAGTTTTTGTAACGCATCAGTATCTTCCTGGTGACCATTACGAAATACAAAACCCTTTGGTGGCTGCGCTGGAGCCTGAACCCCAACCATATTAAAATAAATATGAGTAGTGAGGCCATTACCAATATTCCAAGGTAATTTGGTCATGTGTTTCTTGTACGCCTGGACGTCAATCAAATACGGTATATGTGCCTCAAATACCCACTGAGGACGTTTAACCCTAGTACAACAATCCATAGTATCAACTACCCTCTGCCACCATCGAGAAGCCAACCGCTTTACATCAAGATGTTTCAAATTATGAGGATCTTCCGCCCATGGGCCAAGGTCTTTAAGGTCTATTTTCCGCATAACATATTGATCATCACTATTTATAACTAAATTATTTGATACTCCCGGCATATTACAAACAGCAAGGATTTTACGAATGATATTTGCGTCTTTTGCCCGGCAGGGATCACCCATAGGTACGTGTGTCACCCCAATAGTCCAATTCGGTTTATAGCCCACAAGGTAGATATTCCCCACCCAATCCTGGGCAGCAAGAGAACGCAGACTATACCGTAATTCCCAATCATCTTTGTCCTTGCTTTGATTAGCCAGGGGGTAAACGATATCAACCCTCATTATCTTACTCCTGCCAATAATTTCTGTAATACCTCAGCCATAACGCCCTGGCCACCAGAGGTAGCCAGTCTTATTACCGGACGGCCGCAATTTAAAACAGAGGAGTCAGCATTAGCAGGAGCAAAAGCAAGGGCAGCCCCCTTTATCATAGGTACATCCCACGCATCATCCCCAATTGCAATATAATTCTGATAACCGTTTTCCTTTTTATCCTTACTGATCAAAACCTTAGCCCCAACTTTGTTTGCAAAATGGAATATCCCAGGCCAGTCATCAGCACTTACTATTACACAATGATATCCAAGACCTACTAACTGCCTGATTGCCCGAACGTCACGGGTATGGAATCGTTTAAAAAGCTTCTCCCCATCACAATCAATTGTAAGTTGTCCGTCTGTCAGTACACCATCACAATCAATCAATATGGTTTCCCACGGGGTGGCCGGATACCCAAAGCGTTGAAAATCAGGAGCATAGTATTGAACAACCATGCCCATAGTTTCAGGACCATACGCATAATGCCAATCCCCAGCAGGGGAGGAATTCTCAACAGGGAGAATTCCCCGCATAAATGCCTGGACATCCTCCATATGTATACATGTTACCCCCTGGGGTAATTGACAATGTTGAGGAAGATAATGAATATCTGCCCTATCTAAAG